TTTAGAGCATCCTTTTGAGTACTTGGGCTAATTCGGTGGTCGTCCCGGACTTTCGGAACTGCGACTTGGCGTTGTCCAGGCCGACCTTGGCCGCATCCTTCTTTGCAGGGATTGCGGTGGGTCGACCGGGCTGACTGGGTGCCTTGGCCAGCGGGCGGGTGGCAGATGGCTTGCCCTTGGCGGACTCCTGCGCCAGACGCAATTTGCGCCCGGCAATGAAGTCACCGACCAGCACCTGGTACTCCGGCAGTGAGGCAATCTGCGGCAGTTGCCGCAGGACGGCCTGCGCCTCGGTGTACTCGGTAGCCGAACGGTCCTTCCACCATGGGTAGAGCTGTTCTGCGATGGGCTTGATCTGCTGATAGTTCTGCAAGAAGCGAGCGCGGTTGGGGATGTGCAGGTCGATGGCGTCTTCTACACGCCGCTTGATCTGTTTCACCTCGTCCGAACTGTACTCCTTGCCCTCTATTTCGCAGCCGTCGATGTTGTCCTCGCACCACCGTTTCAGATTCCGGGCCTTGCTCCACTCATCGTTGAGTTTGGACGCATCCCAGACATCGGCAAACGGGTCTGCGGCGGACTGCACCGGGGTCGGCCTCTCGACACTCTGCTCCAGCTTGGTCTTGGCATCGTTGAGCTCCCGCTCAAGGGATTCGGCCTTCTCCAGCGCCTCTTTCTTCTGGCGCGTGAGCTTGTCGATGCGTTTGCGGTAGCCCAGCGATTCCTCGTCGCTGTTCTCTTCGGTCTCGGAAAGAACCTCCTGATCAGGCGACTCGGCCTGATCGTCCGTTTGTTCTGCGGTCGGCTCCGCATCCTCGGCCTGATCGTCCACGGAAGTGGATTCCGGCTCCGGCGCTTGTCGCTCGACGGCTGATGCCTTCTCTTCCTCCCCGCTGAAGCGTGACTTCAGTAGCTTGGCCAACGCCGATTCGTCGAACTGCATCGGGTTGATTGGGGGCTGTGCCGTGTTTTGGGCAGGTTTCGCTTCCTGTGTCGTCGGGATGTCCATGCTTTTAGACCCTGCAAGCCGGGTATGCTGCGCCATGGTTGTTGAAGGCCAACCAAGAAGCCGTTGTGTGAGTGAGAGCCTAGAATTGACCGGAAGTCAACTCCCTCCCGTTTCTTAACGCACTGATTTGTGCGATGAGATCCTTGATTGCGGCGGCGCGTCCTGAGTTGTAGGCACGGTCCTCCGCAGAAAGTGATGGGATGATGGCGTTGTGCACCTCATCCCGCAGCGTGTCGTCGAGGATTTGGCCCATGGCCTTGAGCACCGGGTGCTCCTCGGACACGGAGAGGGCCTCCGAGAGTTGTTCGTCGGTCAGTTTCATTGGACTCCAAGGCGGCCGGTGATGGCGTTCTGCTGTTGTTGCACTGAGAACTGCAGGTTCTCAATGTACTTCTGCAGGTTGGCTTGGAAAAGCGGGTCCTGCTGGAGCTGGGCCTGATATTTCGGGTTGGATTGCAGCACTTGCTGGCTGAATTGGAGGCGCATGGGCGCGGTGGGGTCGTTCTCCCGGAGCTGGGGAGGATTACCGAGCGACATGAGCGCGATCTCGTCGTTGGTCTCGTTGAACATCTTCTGCGCGGCCGGTCCCTGCTGCATGACCAGCTCGCTCGCGAGGTTGGGGTCGATGGCCCGGAGTGCGACGGAGATCAGCTTGGCCCGGTCGATCACGCCGGCAGTGTCGAGGGGCAGGACGAGGGTGCTGATGGCCTTGAGCTTCTCGGTCACGAGGTCGGTGCTCATCTCGCGCACGTCGAACTTCAGCATCACGTCAAAGTCCTGCACGTCCTGCGGGAGCGGGGTGGCCGAGGCAGTGATGCGCTGGATCTCGGCGGGGCCGACGTACTGCAGGGTGAGGGCTAGGACCTGGCGGAAGGCCTCGGTCCAGCCGTGCAGCCAGTTGTTGATCAGGCGCTGCTGGCGCATCTGGGTGATGACCGGTGGGACCTTCTCGGTCGGGCGTCCGAAGTAGCGGTCGGTCTGGGCCTCGATGGCCGCGATCAGTTGGAAGGCTACACCGGGCTCGCGTGCGGGCGGTTGCAGGAAGCCGATTTCGCCGCGGCGCAGGACCGGGATCTGGATAGCGGGGCCGATCTTCAGGTTGCCGCCACGAGTCTTAGGCACCTCAATCGGAGGCAGCGTCGCCAAGCTGGTGTAATCGAAGATGGAGTCGCGCTGCGCCTTGACCTCGTGCTGCCAGGTGGAGCAGACCTCGGGCACGCCGCGGCTCTCGGTGATCTGGCGGTGGATGAGCTCGGAGCGCCAGATAACGAAGGGATACTGGCCGTGCGTGTAGTCCAACAGGTCGAAGTAGCCCCACTTGTCGCCGACTTGGGGGCTGAAGACGGTGTAGAACACGCCCGGGATGCCGTCTGAGTCGACTGCTTTCTGGTAGGCGTAGACCACCTCAATCAGGTTCTCGCGGTCGAGGATGGAGTTCTCGGCAATGCCGACGGCGCCATACTGAAAGGCAGCGTAGTCGCTGAAGCGGCCCATCGTGTTGATGGCCTCCTGGGCCCACTCGGCGTCCCACTCCTCGGTCTCGACCTTGTTCAGGAGCTGGGCCTCGGTCATGTAGAACCGGCGGAAGACTACTCGGGCACTCTGGATGTCGGTGGTCTCGGGCGGGAAGACCAGCTCGTCCCAGGGTGCTAGGGCTGCGATCATGGGCTTGTTGGTGACCATGGTCGGGATGGGGAAGTCGCACTCGCCATCCTCGCGCAGTTCGCGGATGGCCTTGAGTGCCCGGCGCTTGCGCAGGTTGGGGAAGGCAGCGAGCAGGAGCTCCGCGGATTGGTCGTCGGCCTCGGGGTTGGCGATGAGGTTAGGCAGGTCGGCGAGGACGGAGCCCGCGGGCGATTGGGCTGCGAGGGCCATGACCTGATCCATGGTCAGGTACTGCTCCTTCTGTCCGAGCTCCTGCTGCCAGGTGACGTGGACGCCGGCCCAGCCGTAGGTCCAGAGGTACTGGGAGAGTAACTCGACCTCGCGGGTAAGGTCGTTGTACATCCGGGCGTTGACCGTCCAGTCCATCAGGTTGTGCGCGGTGACGGCTTGGTCGAGCTGGCTGATGTTGGTGGGCGACACACGGAGCATTGAGCGCCAGAAGGAGGTGCTGCAGAGGTCGACGAGGCCGTTGATCACCTCGTCGGCGAGCGGGATGCGCGTGTCGGAGGCCCCGTCCCAGGGGAAGGCCGGGGCATTGCGGTTGGAATCATTCCACTTCTTGCCATCGTCACTCTGGCCGGGCCAGCGGCAGAAGCGCACGTTCTCCACATTCTCAACACGGGCGTAGACGCCGTAGTCGGTGGCCGAGCGCCGTAGTTCCTCGGTTAATGCCGGTACATTGGGCTCATCGCCGACCCGTGCCATCACGTCGGTTGCTTGCTTGTAGGAATCTCCTTGCATAGTGAAATGGTTT